CATAGCATTAGTGTATTTTATTATTGACATCTGTTCTCCTTTGTTTGTTTTATTGATTGACATCAGTGAATATTAACGCTAGCGATGATATTAAACAAGTAATAATATTATTAAAAATAGTAATTGATACGTTGCTTTTTATAAAACAAATTGAATAATTATAACACGATGTCGTAGAATATATATTATGTATAATTAATTTTCAACTAAATTCCCTACAACTCGAAAACCAAACGACCGGGTATGGGGGCACATAAAAGACCCACACACATAGTACACCTATTTTTCGCATTTTCCTTAAAATCAGCGCTTTTACCACCAAAAAATATGATATAAAATTTTTTCCAGTTTTTGTAGCGTATAAGTAATAGTATAGTATATAGTAGAAATAGTATATAGTATAGCGCTTATATATATAATATATATAGTACGCTTATATAATAGAAATCCATGAATTTGACATTTTCATTATTTTTGCTTAACTTGCCTTGTGTATGAAGCTGACAAGAAGAAAAAGTTGACACAGGCCAAGCAACATTGTTGTAACTGGGTAAATACTATATGCGTAGGCGCTATGATGAAACGTGTAGACGGTACTATATATCAGAGAATTGACAAAGAATATGCTGATAAACCGTGTAGAGCGCATGATTGCCAGTATTTTGAGCAAATAGTCATACCGGGTATAGTAAATGAACATTAGAACATTTGATGATGAAGCGTTTGCGGTTGATGCTGAAGCACATTTTTACTTATGGTGCTGTGATTGCAACTTACGCCACTTGGTTGTCGTAGAAGCAATGGGTAAGGGAGCTGAAGAATTTAAAGAGAAAGGCGGGAAAATAGCAATTGGCATGCTTAGAGATGATGTTGCCACTGAAATGTCCCGTAAATCAGATAAAATAATATTATATAGTAGGAAAAATGACAAAAAGAAATAAAAATAGTAGACGCAGGGCTATAATCATACCTGATGTACATTTTCCATTGCAGGATGATTCTGCTGTGAACTGCGTATTGAAGGCTATTTCCATAGTAAAGCCTAATATATTCGTCTGTTTGGGCGATTTGGGTGAGTGGAAGAGCGTTTCACCGTTCAAGTACAAAAGACGCCGCCGTCCCCCTCTTGAATACGTTATTGAAGACCTAGATATAGAGGCTGCTCAAGTAAATGCTGGTCTTGATTTGTTCGATAAGGCGCTAAAAAAGGTAAAATGCGAAGAAAAGCATATGATTGAGGGGAATCATGATAATTGGTTAAATATGTTTGTTGAGGAATATCCGTATTTACATAAATATAAGTACAAAAACGTGATGAGTCTTGAAAGTAGGGGATATAAGTACTATCCTTATGGAAAATTGATGCGTATAGGTAAATTGTACTTCTATCATGGTGGTCATTACTCAACAATTAACCATACTAGGCAGCATACGATGAATTTAGGTAAAAATATAGTATATGGACATACTCATGATGTACAGCGTGCTGGTGTTACCCATGTAGACGGTGCTCATCATGCTTTTTCTATGGGTTGTCTTAAAGATATGTCCAAGGAAACTAATATGTGGCTTAATAACCGTCAGGTTAACTGGGCTCATGCATTTGGTGTTGCAGATTGGTTTTTAAATGGAGATTTCCGTCTTGAGGTTGTTGATATAGTAAATGGTAAAACATTTTTATGGGGCAAGCAGATAGATGGCAATAAAGCCGCGTCCGGAGGAAAAATGCTTAAAAAGCTAAGAAATAAGAAATAATAAGGTCGGGAGTGGCGCGGTATAAATTAGTGAAAGGTAATCAGGAACCTGTGTTTGAGGACATGGATGAGTTTCGGGAACTATTTCCTGATGACTATGTATATGATAATTGGCGTAATGCTCCAACTGAAAGTTGGACTTTGACTGATGATGGACAGGTATGCCGCATTATAAAGCGTTTATCTATGAAAAGTGGAGGAGAATTGGTTACTACAATACTTGGTACACGACATAGTGAGCGTAAACACCTTATGACTGGCGTACCTCCTAAAAACATATATAGCCTGTCAAGTAATGAAAATAGTGCTGTACATAGGTTGAATAAGCCTAATTTAACTAAAAGAGAGCGTTTATTTGCTAAGTACGTTGCTAGCGGCATGAATCCTACTGACGCCTATTTAAAGGTATATCCTACAGAAAAGGAAGTATATGCTAAAAATCAGGCTACAGTATTGTTAAAAACAGAAAGGGTTAGTAAATTGGTTAGTGAAGAAATAAAGAAATCTATGCTTAAGGCCGGTATAGATGAGGATTATCTGCTTGAGACAGCAAAAACGATAGTTGATAAAGAAAGCGCTAGGGACTCAGATAGGTTGAGGGCTCTTGAGATGCTTATGAAAATAGCTGGTATGTTTCCAAAAGAGAAGAAGACAGAGTCTCTCGCAGTATTTGAAGGTTTTTCTAAAGAAAAGCTGGCCCAGCTTGGAGGGGCTAGCGTTAAATTGATATCCCATGGAGAAAAAGACTCTGCTTAAAGATGGTTTTAGTGACGTATCAATAGATAGTATGCCTGTGGTGGATACTGATATTGATGATTGTGTAGTATGTGAGCGCAGTTTAGATGATAATGATAAGATGGTAATATTTGAAGAAAATGGAGAACCTAGGAGTTATTATTGTAGATTCTGTCATTCAGTATATGGTTCTGGCGATATATTAATATTTGCCAATACTAGTAAAATAAATAACGTAGTAGGCCTGTCATGATAGAAAGTTGGTTTGAAGATTGGCTTGATATTGAAGTTATTGATAAAAAGGAGCGAGATAATGAAACTATTGATAGTAATGATTTTCCTGACACCAGTGATAGAAGAGATAACAGTACCGCTGTATTATAGTATATATAGGATTATAAGTTGGGTAAGGTCGATAATTTTAATATAAACCCATCTCCATCAGAAATGAAGCATGCCGATGAGGTATTGGCTAATTCATATTCTGACTTAATATACTTTGGCAGGGCTTTTCTGCCGAAGGACTTCCTGAATAAGAGTGCTTCCCCTGAATTTCATACAGAAGTAGCTAATAAACTAATTAGCACTAAGCCCGGAGCTAGGATATGTAATATACTGCCACGTGGTTTTGGCAAGTCAATATTGTCAAAAGCTGCTATTTTACATAAAATGTTGTTTAGTGCTAAGTCTGAGCAGCAGTTTATAGCTTGGATTGCTGAAGAGCAGGGACAGGCTATTGACCATTTGAAGTATGTTAAGACTCATTTAGAAGTAAATAAGTTTATAAAGTATTATTTTGGTGAAATGGGCGGAGATGTACATGGCAATAGATGGACTGAAAAGGATATTGTTACTGCCAAGGGAGATAGAATGATAGCAAAGGGCACTTCACAGCGCTTGCGTGGTCGTTCAGAGCTTGATGTACGTTATACTGGAATTATACTTGATGACTTTGAATCTGAATTAAATACTAAAACACCTGAAAGACGTTCAGAAATTAAGAAATGGGTAGTATCTACTATATATCCTGCATTAGAGGAATCGCCGGGAAAAGAGGGTTGGATATGGTTATGTGGAACTATTGTTCATTTTGATAGTTTCTTACAGATGATTCTTGATGGTTTTAATGAGGCCACTGAGAACGGCAGGAAATATCCATGGGATGTTACTTTTTATAGGGCTATAGAAGATGATAAGCCTATTTGGCCTGAACAGTTTTCTAAGGAAAAGCTTACTGCCAAGAAGAAAGAGTTTATTGAAGCTGGCTTAGTTAATAAGTTTGCTCAGGAATATATGAACGATGCTCGCGATGTATCAACAGCAGCGTTCAAGATAGATAGAATACAATATCATGCTCATGAATTTAAGTCAATTGATAGAATGGCTTATTTAATTGCAGGCGATGAGATGATACCAGTTAATGTTTATATTGGTGTTGATATTGCTGCTACAGCTACAAATACATCAGATTTTCAGGTAATTATGGTTATGGGTATAGATAGTGAGAAAAATCGTTATGTACTAGAATATTTTCGTGAACGTATACCAACATTTGATTTACCGCAGATAATTATAGATATGGCTAATAAATATTCACCAATAAGAAGAGCTACTATAGAAACAGTGGCGGCTCAGGAAATGGTGAGAGATATGGTTACAAGATTAGCACATAGCGATAAAAGATTGATTCCGGGTATATTTAAGGGTGTTAAGCCGCCGGGAGGTATAAAGAAGGAAGATAGGTTGGAAACTACGCTTGGGCCGATAGTAAATTCAAAGAAGCTGTATATAAGGCGTAGTATGACTGAGCTGGTTGATGAGTTCTTTGAACATCCATTTCCTCGTCATGATGATTTAATGGATGGATTATATTACGCTGATTATTATGCTAAGGCGCCATCAAGTTCTAGAATGAAGAAAAATGAATATAAAAGCAGTAGCAAAAAGAAGGCGATAGGAGGAAAAGTATATAATTGGATGACCGGACTAAGAATGTCTTGACAGTAAGTATTTTAATATTTAACTTTGGGGCGGTATGCCTAACCTAAAAACAGACCCTAGAGCTGAAAAGAGTCAGGAACTATGGCAGCGCTGGCGAGATGCGCGTTCATCTTGGGATACTGAAGCTCGTTCAGATATTGATTTCTATTCTGGAAATCATTATACAACTAATGAGTCAGATGACCTTTCTTCAGTTAATCAGGCTGCTGTTCCTATGGACAGGATTGGCCCTGCTGTTGAGAAGCTGAAAAGTATAATTACAGCTACACCTCCTGCGTTTACAGTTATACCAAGGGAAGATTCAGACGCTAAGTTATCTAAGATTTGGCGTGTTATACTTGGTTATTGCTGGGAATTGTCTAGCGGTGATATGCATATGAAGCAGACAATACATGATTATGCCGTTACTGGGCTAGGTTATTTGTATGCTTATCTTGATAGTGAATCAGATTTCGGTAGGGGCGATATCAAGTTCACAAGTGTGAATCCATTTCGCGTATATGTTCCTCCTTCTTCTAGGGACAGGTTTTTTGATGATGCTGACAGTATCATATTGTCTACTATACTCACCGAAGAACAGGTACTTCGCCTCTACCCTGAATTAGGGCCGCAGTTAGACCCTGAAACGGGAGAAATGACTGAGGGTCTGATAAAGGATATATCTACACATTTTGATGAGGATTATCCTTCAGCTCAAAATAAGAATAGTGTTTATACAGTATACCCTGATGCTTCTAGGGATTTGGATTATGGAGAATCAGAGTATTATCAGATATTAGAGAGATTTTATAAGACTAAGGTTCCTTTTTATCGTATAGTTGATGTGCGTACTCAGGAAGAGCAGGTATTGAGCGAGCCAGAGTTTCAGCTGTTTTTGTCTGAAAATCCTGATGTATTTGAAAGCGGTTTGATGGAATATGCAGAAGTATTGCAGAATAGGGTTGGAGTTATAGCTTCTGTCGGTGAAATAGTATTATATGAATCAATACTTAATATTGAAATATATCCTATTATACCTCTTCCCAATGTATATACTGGAACTCCGTATCCGCGTTCTGATGTTTCCAGAGCTAGGCCAATGCAGAGATTGCTTAATAAACTTTGGTCATTGGCTATATCGCATGCGCAGGCTTCAGCAGGGTTGAAATTATTAGTTCCTCTTGGCAGTGTAGAGAATATAGGTGATTTAGAACGTGACTGGGCTAATCCTAATGCTGTTATAGAAGTAGATAGTTCACAGGGGGAACCGCATTATCCATCTCCGACTCCATTGGCGGCTGAATTTTACAGACTTATACAGACTGCTGAACATTATATTGATTTTACATTTGGGCTTCCAGAGTTGATGCATGGTTTTTCTGAGGAGGCTCCTGATACTGTGCGCGGTACTGAAAAAATGATATCTCTTGGGGCTGAAAGGCCTAAATCTAAATTAAGAGATATTGAATTTGGTATTAGCAGATTAGGAAGAGTAATGTATGGTCTAGGTAAAAGTCATTACTCATATCAGAAAATGTTTAGACTTGCTCAGCCAAATAATGATTTGTCAGAGGTTACTGTTAATTTGTATGATGATGTTAGCGGTACACTGATGGATATAGCTAAAGATAAATATAATGTTAATCAGCATGATGTAACTATAGCTCCCGGTTCTACATTGCCAACAAGTAAATGGGCTGAATATAATGTCTATTTGGAAGCGTTTCAGTTGGGTATTGTAGATAGGGAGGAAGTTTTGAAGAAAAATCCAGAAATATTTGATAAAGAAGGAATTTTACAGAGAACTGGAGAAATACAACAATTACAGGGCATGGTACAACAATTAGAAGGCCAAGTCAAAGATTTGCAAGGCGACTTGCAGACCGCTCGAAGAGAGTCGGTGGCAGATAGAAAGAGGGTTGAAGTTGAAAAGTTTAAATCCAAGCTTTCTAATGTCGAATCAGATGCTAAAGCAACTAACAAAGTGCAGGCTGAAAAGCTTGCCGGAGCAGTGAAGCTCGCGGCTGAGAAATCCAAAAATATGATGGGTTCTGCTCAAGAAGCTGGCGAGACATTGTAGAAAGGAATAAAATGGAACAAGCTGAAGCAATACAACCTACCGATGAACAAGTGATAGATAATGTTATCGGTAGTAGTGACGGTATGTCTGATACCTTTTTTGAGGATGATGCCACACAACAAGAAGATATTCTGGGATTCGATGAAGTTCCAGAAACTAATGCTCAAGAACTGACTTCGCAACAGCAGCCAGACTGGGAATCGGAAGCGCGTAAGTTCCAATCGCTTTACGATAGAGAAAAGTCTGAAAATGACAAATTTAAAAATGTCATGACTTCTTTAGCGGAGAAGCAGCTTCAAGAGCAGGGTTATGGTGATGGCGTCAATCAGATGAGTAATTCAGAACCTTCGCTTTCTGAGGATGAATTTAATCCTTGGGATGCCTACTATAAACCGGATTCGGCTTCATATAAATATAGAGTAGCTCAAGAACAGCGCTCTGTAAGTGAAGCAGTTAATAGTCAACTTGGTCAGATGAATGAGCAAATTATGATTAATAACACGGTTAATGAATTGCGTGGGAAATATAAACTGAACGATAGTGAGGTTAATGAATTCATGGAATTTGCTACAAGACCTACGGAAAAGCTGTCTCTTGACACTTTAGTCAAGGTATGGCGCACTTCCAATAGT